ACGCCCGGATTGGCTACCTTTATTGTTGGATAAACACAGCAACAAAAAAGCTGGCAAAGAAGCAGACTTCACAGAAGAAGCCTGGGAGACATTTAAGGCCGACTATTTTAGACCTGAATGCCCGCAATTTGGCAGTTGTTACGAGCGTTTAAAACGCGCCGCACGAGAAAACGGCTGGTCTATTCCATCAGCGAGCAGCATTAAGCGCAAAATCGCGCGAGAAGTGCCGAAATTAGTGCAAGTGCAATTACGCGAAGGTGACCATGCAGTCATGCAATATTACCCATCAATGCGCCGCACAGTGGCCGAAATTGAAGCCCTTGAGTGGATTAACGGCGACGGTTATCAACACAACGTATTTGTGCGTTGGCACAACGGCGAAATTGTCCGCCCTAAAACCTGGATTTGGCAAGACATTCGCACCCGCAAAATTCTCGCCTACCGCGTAGATTTAAGTGAAAACAGCGACACCATCCGATTAAGTTTGATGGATCTTATTTGGAAATACGGCATCCCGAAAAAATGCACCATTGATAACACCCGCGCAGCGGCAAATAAATGGATGACAGGGGGCGTTAAGAATCGCTACCGCTTCAAAGTAAAAGAAGATGATGTGACCGGGATTATCCCGATGCTTGGCATCGAATTGTTGTGGACATCGGTGCAATTTGGCAAAGGTCACGGGCAAGCAAAACCAATCGAACGTGCGTTTTCACACGGTGGTTTAGGCGAGTTAGTTGATAAACACCCAAGCCTGGCGGGCTTTTACGCCGGGGAAAATGTTTACAGCAAGCCTGACAACTATAACGGTGGCAAAGACGGCGTAGATTACGACACATTTATTTTAGCCATAGAAGATGGCATCCGCACTTTCAATGAACGCGAAGGCAGACAAACCGAAATATGCCAAGGCATTTACAGTTTCAGCCAAGTGTTTGAGCGCGATTACGCCAAGGCGCAAATTCGCAAGGCAAGCGCAGAACAAATGCGGTTTTTAATGTTAATGAGCGAAGCCGTTACATTGAGAAAAGACGGCACATTTGAGTTAGAAGCTGGTGGCAAGGTCAATAATCGCAAAAACCGCTATTTAGCGAGCGAGCTGATTGCCACAGCACACCGCAAGGTGGTGGTGAAATTCGACCCGCAAGACTTGCACAACAAAGTGTGGGTTTACGGTTTGGATGGCGTGTTCTTAGCCGAAGCGAAATGTACAGATGCGGTGGCATTTGGTGATAAAGCGAAAGGCCGCGAACACGATAAAGCACGCAAACAAATGGTGAAAGCGGTGAAAGCCCAAGCGAAAGCCACACTCACTATGAATGCACAAGAAGCAGCGCGTTATCAGCCTCAATTCGAGGAAGAAGAACCGCTAGAACCGAAAATCATCGAGCTATTCCGACAAGAAGGTAACGCAGTGCGTAAACACGAAGCGGTATTAGATGACGATGAAGAAACCAACGATTTTGAACAAGGCTGGCGTAAAGGATTAGCCATGATTAAAGAAGAAAAAGGGCTTTAAGCCGCATTTAAGGAGCGTTAAACATGACTTTAATTGAACAAATCAAGCAACTTTTAGACAACCAAGTCCACACGCAGCGCGAAATTGCCGCGCAAGCGGGGATTTCAGCCGGGGCTTTGAGTGCATATTTAAAAGGCACTTATACCGGGAACGTGGAAAACGTAGAAGTCGCATTAAAAAACTGGCTTTCAACTCGCGAGAAAAAAGAAAAAGTGTTTGTGGAAGCACCGCACTTTATCGAAATTCCGACCGCCAAGAAAGTATTTTCAGCGTTAGATATGGCCAAGATTTTGCCAACCATGGTGACCGTTTACGGCGCAAGCGGTGTAGGTAAAACAAAAGCATGCCAAGAATACAAGAAAGCCAACCAAAACGTGTGGATGATTACCGCAAGCCCAGCGCGCGCAACATTAAGCAGTATTTTGTATGAGTTAGCCCTTGAGTTAGGTATTAACGATGCGCCACGCCGTAAAGACCGCCTATCACGCCTAATTACTAAAAAGCTCAAAGGCACACAGGGTTTGGTCATCATTGATGAAAGCGACCACCTTCCTTATGACGCGTTAGAAGAGATCCGAATTATCCAAGAAGAAGCCGAAGTAGGCTTTGCGCTAATTGGTAACGATAAAGTTTACACCCGCATCCAAGGCGGCGTAAACCAGGCGCATGAATACGCGCGTCTTTGGTCACGCATTGGTAACAACTGCGGCGTTAAAGCTAGCACAAAAGGCGATATTAAAGCCATCGCGCAAGCCTGGGGGCTTGATATAGCCGACAAGGATTTAATGACCATCCTTTATGACATCGGCGGCAAGGCGGGCGGCTTACGCGCTTTAACGCAATATTTACGCCTAGCCGGCATGACAGCGAAAGGACAAGGCACTGTCATCACACTAGACCTAATTTTAACCGCCCAAGCACAAATGAAAGGAGCGAACTAATGACAAGCATTACAAAAAACAACACCTTGCGCGAGCAAACTAAACCACATCCAGTGTTTGGTGGCTGCAACAAAATCGCCCTAGGTTACTTATCACAAACGCAAAAATGCGTGTTTGAGTTAAACAAAATGGGTTTGCATGTATTAAACATTGAGTTTGACAAAATCAAACCGCGCGTACGCATTGAACCGAACGCATTAACGAAGAAATTTGAAAAAACAGGCCAGGCGCTTGCGTATATCCAAGGCAACGACGGCGTGCATTTTGCCGAATATCAAATGATGGTCGAAGGCATCAAGGTAATTTGGCGCAGTTATTTACATTAAGGAGAAAACCATGAATGAAGAAAAAATGTTTTGCCGTAAGCAATTACAAGTTCTGGGAGTGAAATGCGAACCTCTCGGATTAGCGATTACGCGGCATATCGCCAACGGAAAGACTGAAGTTGAAGGGGAAATATTCAGTTTTTCCCTTAGTGAAAGCCTTGGACAAGGCATCCAGATTAAAACAAAAGGCAAAGAAGACGCTTGCCTGATCACTTACGAATCAATGGTGAAAATGGCAAACGCAATGGGATTATTTGACAACATTAAGGAAGAAAAAAATGGCTAAAAAACCAACCCGAATTAAAACCGACACCTTTGCAGTGCGTTATCAAACGCGCGATGAAGTGGAAGTTGCAATTAAAGAGATCGGCGATTTAAACCGCGAATTAGAACGCCTAGCGATTGAACAAAACGACCGCTTGGCCGCAATCACCGAAGAATACGCCCCGTTGATGAACGCAATCAAAGAAAAGCTCGCGCCAAAACAAGATGCGGTGCAAGCCTGGTGTGAAAGCCGCCGCGATGAATTGACATTAAACGGCAAAACCAAAACAGGCACGTTCAACACCGGTGAAGTGCAATGGCGACAACGCCCACCGTCAGTCGGTATTCGCGGCACAGAGAGCGTGATTGAAAGTTTGCACACGTTAGGCCTGGTTCGTTTTATTCGCACCAAGGAAGAAGTCAACAAAGAGGCCATGTTAAATGAGCCTGAATTAGCCGCAACGGTGGCGGGTGTAACAATTAAAACCGGTGTGGAAGATTTTGTGATCACCCCTTTTGAACAGGAGGCGAAATAATGCCGGCCTGGGCATTGAACCCGGTGTCATATTTGATTATCGGGGTAATTCTAAGCCTAATCGTGGGCTTATTAGACCAGGAATAAAGCCTATTTAAACGCTCTTTAAACCCTAATTTAAGGGGCGTTCATAATAAGTTTTAACCAACCATAAAAGGAAACAAAAAATGGAAAACATCCACAAGTTTAACCGCTTCAAATATTACAGCGAAAAAGCGGCAAAAAGTGAACGCCAAGGCGACTTACAAGATGCCAAGGAACAATGGGCTATCGCAGAACTTAATGCGAGCGGCCAAAAAAATAAAGAATGGTGCAAATGGCGTGGCGCATTTTGTGACCGAGTAATTAGAAAACCTTTCTAGGAGGAAATCATGGCGAAATATGTAGCCCGTTTTTACTGTTTAGTAGAAGCCGTTGTTGAAGCAGAAAGCAACGAACAAGTTTTAGACATGTGCGACCTAAATGTATGCGATGTAAATAAACTGCCGCACACGATTACAGAAATTGACGATGTGGTTGAAGTGGAGGAAGTATGACTGAGCTAACAAAAGATGATTTACGGGTTGGGCATATTTACTCCGCGAAAAGTCCTAAAGAACACGGTTTCCCGCCATTATTAGGGGATAGACAAATAATGTGGATTGGGCTTATTTATGACAATAAAGAGGGGTTTGTTGATGGTTTGCAATATGACAGCCAATCAGTGAGAAGAGGACGCCACTATCCAAAAATCAGCATAACCAAGTTTTTAAAATGGGCAGAGGCTGACATTACA